GCCGATACTGTTTTAGTTACTTCGCCAACGGCTGTCGACACAGCTATAACGGTCGGATTGATTTTGTACGATGGAGCTGTTCAGAGTGATATTTTGCCAGTAGTAATCGCTAATTTGGAAGCGTTTCGTGATGGTCGTAGAAAATTATTAGGACAAGATATTGTAATTGACCAAATCAAAGCGTTATGCATGATTGATGGGGTTTATAAGGCAAATGTAACTTTACCTGCAAGTGATTTGGTAATAACTGAAACGCAATTTGCAAATATTACAAGTATTAATGTGACCGTTACAGGAACAAACATAGGATAATGAGCCAGACTAACGAAAATATTTTAGCCGATTCAATTGCGGGCATACCGCATTTAGCAGCGTTTGATGCTATGGTTGCGGCTCGTATGAATTCAACTGAATTAGAAGCTCTTTTGGTTTATGTTATCGATTCAGTTTCAGCTTCTGCTTTGCCGACTTTAGCACGTCAATTCGATGTTGAAGGATTCGTTGGTTATGGCGTGGCAATAAACGATGCACAGCGCAGGGAAATCATCAAACGAGCCATTGAGCTAAAAAGATACATGGGTACTGTTTACGCTATTCGTGAAGCAATGCGGATTTGCGGATATACTGATGCCATTTTGAATGAAGGCATTGATATGGGTAACCCTTTAATCGACTGGGCTAGATTTTCTATTGATTCCGAATTAGGCGATACAGTTGGATTGGATGGTGTTTCACAATCAAATTTAGCTAAGTTAATTCGTGAATATAAAAATGTTCGCTCTTATCTCGAAGGAATTTCATATACAATTGGTATCTTTGACACTTTAGATCAATTATTTGACGAACTGAATATAATTTACGATTCGCCTGCAATGGAAGAAGATTTAGGTCACAGATCGTTTTTCTACGATGGTACTTACAATTATGACGGTTCACAAAAATATATCGAATCTAACGATACATTAATAATTAATATAGCATAACCTATGGAAAAATTACAAATAAAAGGCGTTTTCTATCTCGAAAAAATTTGCGCTAAAACAGGCAAAATTTTAGAGGTTTACACCGACAACAATTTAGTCGTGAACGGTGGTCGTACTGCTGTAACTAATTTACTTGGCGCAGGAACTTCAGGAAAGCAACTAACCAAAATTTCATTTGGAACAAACGGAACTGCACCAGCAGGGAGCGACACAGCAATAACGGGAGCGTTTACAAAATCTCTTGGTGCTGTAACATATCCAACGATTTCAAGCGTTAGTTTTGCGTGGACATTAGGAGCTTCTGAGGGCAACGGTTTGGGTATTCGTGAAGTTGGAATTTTATGTACTGATAATACTCTTTTTGCTCGCAAAACACGTGCTTTAATTGATAAAAATTCAGACATAATCTTGAACGGAAGTTGGACAATTTCGTTTTAAAAAAAAAACGACATTTCATTATAAAAATATAAAATATGGCAAATTTAACAGAATTATCACAATGGGAAAGCGGTATTTATCAATTAGAAACTACAGATTCTGTAGAGGCGGGCGCAGGCGGTATTTCAAATGAGCAAGCCAGATTGCTTGGTAATCGCACGAAGTTTCTTTACGATAAATTATTGAAATTAACACCTCAGAATAGCGGATACGTTACTGGCGTTGATGTTAATTCGCATACAGTTGGGTTCACCTATAGCACTGGAGGTGATTTAACAAATGCAGTGATAACTCAAGATAATCCTATTTCAGAAGTAATAAGGATAACTATGGCTAACGACATGGGAAATACAAATTATAAAGTGTTACCTCCTGCTATTCAAAGCTTGGGCACTTTTGATAACGACAATAATTTACTTCCTGTTTTGTTCAAGCCAATTTCGGGAACTCAGTTTGACGTGATAATAGAAGAAACTTTCACCGTTACCCAAAACTTAAGACTTCATTTCGATGTAATTTCATTAGACTAATATCATGGCAAAAATAGAAAAATTATCGCCAATAGTGGCAAAATGGGAAGCTGGGTTTGCAAACGATCCAACAGACAAAGGCGGGGCTACTAATATGGGTATCACAATCGGAACATGGAAGCAAATCGGCTACGATAAAGACGGTGACGGTGTTATTGACGTACAGGACATTAGACTGCTTGACGAACGTGATTTTGCATGTGTTTTGAAGGTTTACTGGAACCGTTGGCAAGCCAATAGAATAATTAATCAATCGGTTGCTAATTTACTTGTTGATTGGGTTTTTACTTCTGGCTCATGGGGTGTAAAAATACCTCAAAGAATACTTAAACTAAAAGAAGATGGGATTGTAGGGAATCAAACAATAATGGCTGTTAATTTAGTTGATCAAAAAAAATTGTTTAACCAATTGTTTGAAGCTAGGAAAATATTTTTTTACGATATAGTAAAAAACAATCCAAGTCAGAAAAAATTCATAAAGGGCTGGCTCAACAGACTAGATGATTTTAAATACTCAGAAACCGATATTTAATATCGGTTTTTTTTGTGTATAAAAAAAACACGCCCGAAAGCGTGTTTAATTACATAATCAAAAAAATATCCAAAACCTATCGATTGTAAAGATAGGTTTTTTTATTTTTAAAAATCGTCGTCCTCGTCGATAATTTCAGCAGTAGGAGTTTCAGTCTGTGGATTTTCAGTCACTTCCGAAAACGCTTCGTAAACAATAGGCTCGTTTACTACGGTGTTGTTGATTTTTTCTACGGCTGAATTACTTGTAGGCTCAACATATCCAATATCAATGATTTCGTCAGAGGTTTGAACACCCGCAAGCACTTCGGGACAGAACACTCTACAGAAGAAAGTTGCTGCACGGTACATAAGCATTTGTTCAGGCATTGTTTTCCACTTAGAGCCATTTTTGTCTAAACATCCTTCAGCTTTAGCCATAGCCATGGTAACCATTGTTCCTCTTAATTGCTTTCCGTTAGATTTTCTTGTGGCAATCGCATAACAAGATTCTCTGTCATCAGAAAAAACAAACTCCAAAGCGTCTTCAAAAAAGCCAGAAGCATTCACTTTATTGATTACATATTCTGACTTCCAGCCTACATTGCCTTTGACAATTTGCATGTTCTGCATTACCTCCAACACGGAAATTTTAACACGGTGCGACATTTCCATTGCTACCATGCAATTGGCCGCACTGCCTCGGTAAATTTCTGGAACCATAGTTGATTGCATTAATGGTACAACCATTCTTTGGGCTTGCTTAAAAGCATCCATACTGTTAAATACAGAAACTCCTTGTGATTCGTTTAATATTGCTATTTCGTTACTCATGTGATAAGTTTTTTAAATTATTGATTGTTTTTTTTAAATTAAAACGGCAAATCGTCCGCTTCCTCTTCGCTAAAATTAGCGGCAGGACTAAAATTAGTCGTAGACTGATTAACTGGCATTGTTGGTTGTTGCGGCGCTGGTTGTTGTTGAACAGGTGCTTGCTGAATAAAAGACAGCCTCCAGCCTTGAATGTCGTTAAAATACTTGGTTTCTCCTTGTGGATTAACCCATTCACGACCTCTTAAGTTCACTGAAATGTTTACTTGGTCTCCAATCTTGGTTGTTGCAAGTAAGTTGCACTTATCCTGTATAAAATTGATTAAAATATGCTGTGGATACTGCTCGTCAGTTGTAACGACTAATTCTCTTTTTTGAAATCCAGACGTACCGACATCGATTGTCTCGCCTACAAATTTCACTTTTCCAATTACGTTTATTTCTGTCATAATATTTTTGCGTTGGTCGCCACCGTTAGAAATTAAATTATTGTTTTTTAGTTATTATCGTTAAACCTTCTGGCTTAGTAACTCTACTCAAAGCAACGTACATTTGTCCTTTAGCAAAGCAAGGTAATGTTAAATCAACTGTTACTTCGTCAAATGTAAGCCCTTGTGATTTATGAATAGTTAATGCGTAAGCTAATTTTATTGGATATTGAGTAATTGATCCTAAATCTTTTAACTCTAACATTCCTAATTTTTCATTAAACACATAATCTTTCTTGGAAAACTTTTTTTGCTCTAAATCTTAATG